ATCTAAAGTATATGGTAAAGAAGATACTGTAATCTATGTAGGTACTAAAGTACTTAAAGCATGGCAATCATCACAATCAGGTCAAGTAAATATCGGTTCATTTAATTCACAACTTAACGTTGGTGAAAAACCATTGAACTTCCAAGGTATTGAAATTATACATGCACCTGGTATGAGTGATTCAATCATCATCGCTGGTCAAAAATCTAACTTCCACTTCGGTACTGGTCTATTATCAGACTACAATGAAGTAAGAGTACTAGATATGGCTGACATTGATGGTTCACAAAATTTCAGAGTTATCATGAGATATACTGCTGGAACCGTAATCGGATTTACTAACGAAGTTAGTGCATTTGGTTTACTATAATAACATAAGTCTAATTAATTAAAACAGGAGATACACTATGAGTTGTTTAATAACAGCAGGAAGAGAAGAAGTATGTAAAGATTCAATCGGTGGATTACAAGCCGTTTATTTCATGAATTACTCGTCTGCTTCCTTTGACAAGAACACAGATGGTGAGGTCGATGACCTTACAGGATATACTGTGTACAAATACGAACTTAAAGGTACTTCTGCATATACTGAGACTGTCAACTCTTCAAGAGAAAATGGAACTACGTTCTTCTCTCAAGAAACAGTTGTTAACCTTAAGAAGTTAACTAACGAGATGACAACACAGTTAAAATTGTTAGCTTATGGTAGACCACAAATTATTGTACATACCAAAGAAGGTAGTGCACTATTAGTAGGTGAAACTGAAGGAGCTGAACTAACAGCTGGAACTATTCAGACTGGAGCAGGACTTGGAGACCTTTATGGTTACTCAATGTCCTTCACAGGTGAAGAAGCTCTACCTGCAGCTTTCTTACAAAACGCAACTGCATCTGACCCATTCGCTGGATTAGATGGAGCACCTACCATTGTAGCATCGTAAGTTATCGGTATATCATAGAAGATACACTTAGTTAATATGAAAAAAACCCTCACTTTATAGTGGGGGTTTTCTTTTTACTATAAGTTAAGCAGTGATTGTTATAAGTTAAAACGAGATAAGAACGAGATAATGCTTAGCTATTACATAGACCAACCAAATGAGTTTGTAGTTCGTACATTAACAACCGGCAGTGGTTCAACTGTTAGTTTAGATTTGTATGATATGTTAACTCTTACAACTAGTTCATATGATTTAAGTGGTTCATATACATTTAACCCATATGAGAATATATTAACCTTTTCTCAATCCTTATCAGACTTAAGAGTAGGACAAGAATTCCTAGCTACCTTAACTGATTCAGTTAGTGGTTCTTTATGGAGAGGTAGTGTACAAGTATATGCATCTCAATCAATTGACAAAACTGTTTATACAACACAGAATGATGGGTATGTATCATACGAAACAGATAACGAATATATAGTATTATGAAAAACAAACAAAACTTTTCTGTTGTAAACTTCTCTAGGGAGGAAGTTCCAATAGTAACAGAAGATATCAAAACAAGACACCAATGGGTACCGGTTGGTATCAATGGGCACGATGATTACTTCGAGTTGTTAACAGAAGGATACAATACATCCACTACAAACGCTGCCTGTGTTGATGGTGTAGCAGACCTTATCTATGGTAAAGGTATAATAACAGATGATGAATCATTCCAAGATACTCTAGCTAGATTAGTACCAGCAGAGGACTTAAAGAAAGTATCATTTGACCTTAAACTATATGGTAATGCTGCATTCCAAATCATGTGGAACAAAGAACATACAAAAGTAGTTAAGATGTTCCATGTACCTGTACAAACATTAAGAGCTGAAAAGATACACATGGGTACTAGAGTAGAGAACTACTTCTATTGTGCAGATTGGTCAGACCAAAGAAAACAAAAAGATAAAGTAAAGATACCTGTATTCGGTACAACAAACGAATCAAGAGAAATACTTTACATTAAAGACTATGAACCAAACAGATATTACTATTCCCTACCTGATTGGATAAGTTCTTTACAATACTCGTTTACAGAAGCAGAGTTATCTAACCTGCATCTTAACAATATAGAAAACGGATTCTTGCCAGTTGCTATGGTTAACTTCAATAATGGAGTTCCAGCACCTGAAGAAAGACAAACAATAGAAAGTTTATTAGAACAGAAGTTTACTGGTACTGCAAACGCTGGTAGATTTATGGTATCGTTTAACGATGATGCAATAAACAAACCTACAATAGACACACTACCTATTGAGAACTTACACGAGAAGTATCAGTATGTAGCTGAATATGCACAAGATAGAATACTTGTAGCACATAGAATCGTATCACCATTATTATTTGGTATTAGAACTGCTGCTAATGGATTCTCTTCACAATCAGAAGAAATGAAAACAGCTTACTCTATATTCCAAACAATGACAATACAACCATTCCAACAACTCCTTCTAAGAGGTATATACGAAGTATTACAAGAAGGTGGACATGGTACACACGATTTATACTTTGACCAATTAACACCACTTGTAATCTTATCAGATACGGCTGATGATACAGACCAATCAATAGAAGAAGTACAAGAAGATGTTAATGAATCAATGCAAGGAGATGAAACAACAGAAGAGAACTTCAATAAAGAAGATAACAACGAAGAAAATATCAGACGATTTTCCGATTTTGGTTTTACAAAAGCCTATGACGATATGACCGATATGGACTAAAAAACATTATATTATGGCATTTGGATTATTCATAACACGAAACGATATCATCAAGAACACACCATTAGGTGGAGCTATTGATGCCGATGCACTTCTACCTTTTGTTAGAACTGCACAAGAGAAATACATACTAAACTTATTAGGTACTGTTCTCTATAACAAGTTACAAGATGATATAGAAGCAGGTGATTCATTTACAGGCTATTATCAAACCTTAGTATCAGAGTATGTAAAACCTACTATCATTTGGTATAGTTGTGTAGAATACATACCATTTAGCTCAGTACAATTTAAGTCACAAGGTGCTGTAAAACACATTAGTGAACAATCAGTATCACCAGGTAAAAACGAAGTAGATTATCTGTTAAGTAAAGCCTTAGATAACGCAGGTTATTACTCAACAAGATTACAAGATTATTTAATAGCAAATTCATCAAACATACCAGAGTTCTTACAATCGGTTGGAGATAGTACACAAATCTATCCTGACCAATCTAATCAGTACTTTGGAGGAATTAATTTATAAGATATGGGAACACCATCACAAACACCAGCACAGTCTCAGATTGTAAATCAAGGTACTAACTTTACGTTATACTATAATACCTTGAATTACTTTAAGACTATTATGAAGAATCATCCACAGATTGCTCATGTAACGCAAGGAGATGTATTCTCAATAGATGATATGCAGTTTCCTGAATATCCTGTTGGTAATGTGCTGATACAAGATGCAACCTTTGGACAGAATACAACAGATTATAGAGTTCAGTTAATTGTTGCAGATAAACATAAAACATTAGAAAACGAAAGTAACCCTAGAACGAATAAACAATCTATTCCTTACTATGGTACTGATGATGTTGTTGATATACATGCTAATACGTTAGCAGCTATAAACGATTTAACATCATACACACAATATAAAGTAGAGGGGTTTGAAATCTTTGGTGATATAACTTGTGAACCATTCGTGGACCGGTTTGACAATGGGCTGGCCGGCTGGTCAGCAACATTCAATCTTACCTGTCACAATGATAAAAATCGTTGTCTTTTTTTTTGATAGCCCCTAGTGGTAGCTATTATAAATTAGAAGATTGTGAGTCTCAAGTAGAGTATAATGCTGTACTTGATTTTAGTGGTTCGATAGGACAGGTATTTAGTACTAAGTACACACCGAACCCAAGATATAATTTAACATCTTATGATTATCTAAGATGTTTTGAAATAAAAGAAGAGATAACAGGTAGAGATGATTGGGATTATTTCAATCTTCCTATCATAGCTCTTCCTTACGAGGATTATGAAACTTGTGAGAATTGTGAACTTTGGACAAATCCAAAAGTATGGAGTACCACACCTGAAAGATGGAATGGTGGCCATATAGATGAGGCATTAAGAAAGTGGCAGTACACTTAAAAAAAAGAATAACGATATGAGTAACTTAAGTAATTTATATATATCACAATCCTATAAAGGATTAATAAACCTTGCAGATTCAACTAAGGGAATAGATGAACAATCAGACTATGAACTTCAAGATGGATTAGGACAAGGTACAGGTGTTTCTATATTATCTGGCTCAGTACTTGTAGAAAATGATATTAGTTCATCAACACTTAATGGTGTTGGTAATGTAACCTCATATTCTGCATCTGTTGATTTAAGATTAGATGATTTAGAAGCAACAGCATCAGACCATGACCCAAGGGTAGATGCAATCGAAATTTATACATCTTCTCTAAAGGAGGCTTTTTCTGTTAGTGGTACTAACACACAATTCCTTGGAGATATATCAGTAAGTGGTTCTATATCGGCTTATGAACTGTTTGTAACAGTAGAATCAGCCTCTGTAATCTTATCAAGTGGTTCAAACCAACTAGGAGATGAACCATCAGATACACAAATCTTTAGTGGTTCTGTATATGTTCCTAACTTACATTACTTAGGTACAAGCTCAATAGATACAAATACAAGATTGAATTCAATAGTAGCAGATGCATTACCAAGTTCTTGGACTGGTTCTGTATTCTTACCATTTAGTTCATCAGTATCATCAGAGATAATAGCATTACAACAATTCTCTGCATCATTAGTATTAGATACTGCATCTTTTGCAGAATGGACAGGTTCAGTATTTGAACCATTTTCTCAATCAGTAGATGCAAGGATATTATCTAACGTTGCTGGTATAAATTATCTTTCATCATTTACTGGTTCTTATGCAACAACTGGTTCTAATCTCTTTAGAGGTAATCAGATAATAAGTGGAGCTGTAACAATACAAGATGTATCACCAACACCAGCTACTACATTTACAATTAAGACAGGTGGAGCATCTCCAGCATTACAAATAGATAATAATACATTAGCTGGTATTACTGGTACTGCAATTACACTTAATGGTAATAGTATTCATATTGGTGATAATACACAAACAGGTGATTATACACTTACAGGTGATAGTACACAAACAGGTGATAGTTTACAGACTGGAGATTCTATCATATCTGGCTCACAAGATATAACAGGAAGGTTAAACGTATTTGATTCAGCATCTATTGATGGTGGTTGGCACGTTACTGGTTCTTCTTTTTATAGTGGTTCAGTTAGAGGTAATGTACATTTTGTATCTTCATCAACAACAGCATCATCTGATTACACACATTCAATAGATGGTAATCTAGGTAACTTCTTTGATTTCTATCTTAAAGAAGGTGAGAATTATATAACACAACAAAACATTAAAGGTGGTGAAACCATTACAGTTAAATTAAATCAACCAAGTGGTTCACAACCAGAAAACTATGGAGAAGTAGTATGGGATACAGGTTCAATCAAGTTCCCATTTTTATCAACACCTCAAACTACTCAAGGTAATAATGCAATAGATGTATTAACTCTTGTATCATTTAGTACAGGTTCATTATTTGGAGTATTAGGTAAAAATTATTTATAACATATGTACATACCCAAACCAGCATTTGAGAACTGTTTAACATCTGAAATCTCTGCTAGTGGTGGAGATGTAATGTATGATTATATTACAGGCTCACAGATTAGAAGAGTACATTACTTTGGTAATACTACTGGCTCGCATGAGTTAGAAGTACATGAAGGATGTACTGATTCAACTCAGCTATTCTTAGTAGGAGGAGGTGGAGCTGGTGGA